CGCAGAAAACTCCATCTGGACTAGCCTAATAGCTGGTCTGGAGATGGAGGGAGGAGACGCTAGGCGTCCCCCGCAGGGCAAAAGCCCCGGTCTCCCTAGTAGGGAGACCTCCATCCGAGCTTGATGTAGACGCGCTCGGGACGTCCAGAACGTTCCAAGTGCTCTGAATCAACGCTCATCACGTTGAAGTCCAGCACGTTTGCCAACGACGGTTTCGGAAGACCGAAACCGTGGGCGGGTGCTGAACTGAGACACTTGAGCAGGGCACCCACCCCATCGAGAGGATCTCGAGGGGATTTGGATACCACGTAGTAGCCCTTGGTTAGGGGGCTGTGGTAATTGGGGTGAAGCGTTTGGAATTGATAACCCAATACGCTTTCCCGGCCCTGCAGTGGTGAGGTAGGTGCTACATTGGGAAAATATTTAAGTATTTTCACCAGGTAGTCATCCATCCATGCCGCCGACTTCCACAAACCAGCCCAATAAAGCTGGTTGCGGAGGGAGACAGCTGAAATTACACCACTCGCGTCCTGCCGTCGTGCAGGGAGAAGCATGCGGACTTTGACGATACTAACGTCATTTCCGTCATAAAACTCCTTGCCGCAAGACTCACGGAACCTTCCGGTCCAGTAAGACTTGCCGATGTTAACTACATACCCAAAAGTGTGTAGTTCATCCACGACGGACAGCACATGTTTTCTAGGGACAATCAAATCGTCCCCGAAAACGCGCACCTGCTCGCGAAAATGTTTGACAACCATTTCGCGAGAAAGCGGAGCGTTGAGTTCCCTTTCTATTCCCAAGAAGATCAGGGTCAAGAAGACCATGGCTTCAAAGGGAAAGCAGAGAGCTGAACCCATAGAGGCGAACTTGGCCAAACGGATTACTCCGTGACCAGGTACATCAGCCTTTCGGGATCGACAAGCGTCGACCATCTCGAGCAAATCGGGATAGTCTTCGATCATCGCCCGTACATGCTGATTCGAAACTCTATCGGAAGCCTCACTTAGATCAAGTGTGGCTAGTTCCCCGCTGTGGGAACCAAGACGAGCCAAGAGCCGATTAGGCTCCTGATCGTCAAATCCGACAACGCGATTGAGGAAACCATCCTCTTTTATCGCGCTCAGGATATTACGAAGAACTGCTTGCTGTGCATATTGCATAGCAGCTGGTTCAATCGCAATAATCCTTGGAGTTTTGAGCGTCTTAGGAACTGTAATAACCCTGACGGGTATTTCAGAACCGGGTTCGAGGACGTTCACATTTCCTACTAATCTGTCTCCCCATTTAAAGGAGCGATTTGGTAGGAGATGGGTCTCAGCAGGCATAGCCCGCTGAAGCCTAGAGGTCCAGGTTCGCAGATTCCACTTAGCATTACTGCTAAGCTTATCTGCGACAGCGCCTGGGCCATGCTTAGGAAAAAGCCTTCCCCAGTAGATATCTCTATCTACTTTTTGGAGGGCTTCTCCAAAAAGCATAGAGGAAATCCGTTTAAAGTCGCGGAGATTATCCACGTCCAAAACGGAGTCACTCTTCCGAACGTCCTGCTCACACTGAATGAAATCAGACATCGCACGTCTCTCACGACGCGGACTTACAACCCGCGTAGATGAGCCCGAAAGCTCATCTTGAGGGAGAGCGATTTTGCTAAACATCAACGTAAGTTGACGAATAGCAAAAATTGCTTCGATGTCTGGATCATCCAGCAACGTGCCACTACAAGGATCGAACACACGTCCAAGGAAACCTCGTAGAAATACGGGGAGACCAGTAAGGCGGTCCCTCTTAAAAGAGGGAACGTCCCAAGGGACGACGTGACCTTGGTCGAGCCACTTTTGGGTAGCTTTTCCAAAGTCCGCCAGGGATATCGCAAGAAACGATAGCCCCTCGTGTTCAGTCCGACGCAAGACAGTTTTTATGTCTTGCGTGGCGCTAGTGCTACATCTTACAGCCATTTCATTAGCTGTAATAGACCAGAGTGACGTCAGGCTTTTCATAGTCCCTCCTTATCAGAGGTGTACTATCCCTAGCTCTGTCGTCAAGACGCTCGTCACGTGTCCATCAAATGAGGATCACAGGTCTTCTTCAACTCCGCAATGGAGAAGAGAAGATTCTGGATCAGCATATGTTGGTGTTTACTACGGTTCGCACCGTAGTAAACATCGATGTGCAGAACATAATCGTATTCACGATCATGGCCTGTACGTACGTGCACGTGACAAGAGTTCACAGGTTTTCTACGGGCAGACATTCTGACCGTGTAGGAAAACCTCTGCTATCAAGAAGGCGAAATTAATACCGGCGACTATAATAGCCAAGATTTTCTTGGTTATCGTAGTACGCGGGTCATAATCCGTCTTCCTCCTACCAGGGGCTGGATAGCCTCGGTAGGGACGGGGATGACCAGACCCGCCTCTCTTTTCAGGGAGGCGCGAATGACCATTTCCGTCTGATGGCGGGACGGTCACCGCTTAGAGGAGGTGAGAGTGTTTAGCTCTCACCGCCCAGAAGCTTAGTGATCATCGCGTCCGAAGTCGCCGTGAAGAGGGTTTTGAAGCCCACATACACGGCAAGTGCCTCGGCGTTCGAATAGCCGGCAGGTGGAAGGTCAAAGACGATGTAGTTACTCATCGACACTTTGACGTTCTCCACCGGCTTGAACGGATCCGAGGTCAACTTCGAGCAGTCGATTCGCAGGACCCTTCTCGTCCGCTTGGCCACTTGGTGGTCAGCGGAGATTTGGATCATTCCGTCAGCGCTCGTGTACTCACTGCGATCGTCTTCCACGCTAGTGCGTGGGAGCGGCGTAGTGATACCTGAGATGGTGACGGACAGCGGATCAGTGAACGACATGAGCATCACTCCTAAGGGCCCGGTTAGACCCTCATTGGCGTTTTAACGCTTATGAGCATGGTCCCTTACTTAGATCGGCTAACGCCGAGAGCTGCAAGGATGGCTTTCTGTATAGTACTTAGCGTACTATACGAAACGCCGAAACCATAAGGTGTTGCCTTCCTTCTCAGTTTCATTTCTGAAACCATGAGAAGGTCAGGAACGCTGGTGGGCTGCTTAAAGCTAGTCTCACCAACGAAGGTATAGCGATATGCATGGACACTATGTTCCATCATATAACCATACCACAACACTTGATTATAGAGTGCCCAGTTAGTCCAATTCTGTATAACAGAATCGGCATTACTGAACCAGTCTATAATCCAGCTCCAAGGAGTAAGGTTCCAGACGGTGTCTGGAGTAAGTGAAATTCCTAGCGTTTTCTTCGCTAGGAGGACCGCTCTTGCCATATCCGTCCTGAGACTTCCGTCCCGGGGTGGAATATAGTAAGTAAACGCTCCAGAAAACCACCTACGTATCGCCTTAATTTCGGTACGATACACCTGGCCCTTGTTCCATTTCAGGGGATTCGTCAATGCACTAGAAGACGGAGTATAGTAAGGACTATACTTGTCACTGTACAGAGTCAAATCCTCCGTTATGGAATCTGGGAACTCATACCGTCTGCGTACTAGCTTGCCAGAATTCCTCTCCAAGTCCTCTATTTGAGGCTGGAGACGAACGATACTATGACAAAAGTCATGAATATCACTGACAAGCGGGACCCAGCCAAACTGATAATTCAGGTATTCCTCACCGATAGCGCGTCTGCGCTGTCGATTTGTGAGGTTACGCCATTGGCCGAGAGTACCTCCGATAAGCCTTGGAAGGCCTTCGGAGATAGTCTCTCCAATAGCTGAGGCTAGGTCAGCAGAGGGGTTTACTGGTGAACATCTGGCAATCGCATCGGTCCCAAGCTGGTTAAGCTTGGAATCGCTCGAGTTGATAAAACTCGGGAAAGCGATCTGACCAGAAATAGGTGGCAACGGCAAACACGGCCCCAGATAATCATCTGTGGTCACGTTTGTATGGTTGGCACCAGTCCCTTGAACTCCATGCAAAGCAATGGGGCCGTCTGGAACGGCGGCTGCCCACTGCTTCTTGGAGGTAAAGGGGCCACCAATATCCCCAGTGAAACGACCACGAACGTGGTCGCGCCACTCAGGATGACTTTCTGTATCAGTTATCTGATACCCTCTAAGTAGAGGTAGTGATGTTGACCAATCGGTTCTGTATTCAGACCGATCGCCAACACCAATTAGGTCATTCTCGGTTTTTGACCGAAGATAACCCAGTATGGGACCGTCAAACGGGATAACCCGTGATCGGGTACTCATATCACCTCCCTTAGAGGCCAGAAAGCACCTCTGGTCGCCCGGATGTTAACTCATCCGGATTGCATCAACACAGTACTAACCATACTGCATAGATGCAGACAATGCACTAAGCGCCCAGGGCCCCG